AGGCTCAAGCCGCCGTCGCGTGGTTGTTTGACGAGGGCACCAACTTTGCAGGCTATGCCACCCTGATTGGGGCCGATCCCCAGGCTATGCGCAAGGCCTTGCTGGAGCCCCATAGGAATTCTGACGTTGACCCAAAGCACAGCCGGTTCGATGAAGGAAGGCGTCGCGTTTTCAGAATTAATCACATGGCCTATCTCGAAAGGCGGCAGTTGGAGAGAGAGGCACAAGAGCAGATGGGGGCCGCGACAGATGTGGCGATAACCCAATCGAAACCCAGTCGAAAGCGAATCGGTTATAAAAATACTTTGTAGAACCTGTTGACATTCGTTGCGTCGGGCGTATACTCCTCTCCGTTGTCGTCGAAAGCAACAGATTGAGAGCCGTTACTCATGCACTGGCCTCCGGTAACACGGGGGTTTCGACCCAGTGCAGTAGTAACGGCTTTTTTGTTTTCGATGGCGACCGCACATCATGCGGCACGTCGGTGGTGATGAATGCGAAACCCCGTGACACGAGCAAGCCAGAGCGGGGGCGGTGGGCGAATCCCAGAGCCGGGCGGTTGAAAGAAGTCTGGGATGCTGTCGAGGAATGGCTCCATACGGCAGGAAAGCGAGTCTGTACTTTTGTACGGTATAGGCTTGCTATGCTCAGAATCTCACCACCGGCAGTCGAAAGGGGATAAAATGCAGGGGCAGGCGAAGCTCTGAAAGTGCATGCGCGAGTAGGGTAGTAGTCTGCGCCAAGACGCATGGGGATTGGCAAGCCGCGAGACGTGGCGGCGACCAACGGGCACATCGCTCGAGTTCAGTCCCCAGCCGTGTTGATAGCGAATCAATAGCGAACCGAAAGCGAAGAGAAACCGAATCGGTTTCGACCGGTGAACCGCCGGGAAACATCAAACCCAGGAGATGGACATGGTGAAAAGGATTCTTGCCGCTTTCGGCATTGCACTCGTAACGACCGGTGCTTGGGCTCAATGCACGAGCCACACAATCTTCAGCGGTAGCCGCATCGTGACATGCACAACGTGCTGCTACGGCCCCAAATGCACGACCAACTGCTTCTGATCATGCCGCGCAAGCCCTCAGAAGCCCCTCAGAGCGCCGCAAAGCCCAAGGGTAAGGGTAAGGTAGCCGCGAGCCCGGAAAACGCCCAGAAGCCCGAAAAGAAGAAGATGGGCAGGCCAACGATATTCACCCAACAGATGGCAAACCTCATCTGCCTGCGGATAGCAGAAGGGGAGAGTCTCAGGGAGATCGTAAAGATGGAGGGGATGCCGGAGCGGGCTACGATCTATGAGTGGTTGCTGAAGAAGCCAGACTTTGCCGACCAGTACACCCGCGCCCGCGAAGAGCAGGCTGACACCCTGGCCGACGAGATCATTGCCATCGCCGACGAGCAGCCTGAGATCATCGCGGTGGTGGACAAGAAGACCGGGGGGCTGATCGAGCACAAGCTGGACGGTGCTTTCCTGCAATGGCAGAAGAACCGGATCGACGCCAGGAAGTGGACGGCCATGAAGCTCAAGCCCAAGAAGTACGGGGAGCGGGTGGCCTTGGCCGGGGATGCTGACAGCCCCATCAAGATTGAGGCGGAGGTGCAGGCCGAGGCCCTGCTGACCGCGATGCTCAACAACGTCGAGTTGAAGAAGCAGGCTGATGACTGACATGGCCGAGATCCTCGCCGACCCGGAGGTCCAGGCGAGTCTCAAGGCGGCTAGGCCGGAGTTCAAGCTGGCCTGGGCATGGCGGATGTCATGGTTCCAGGCGCAGCACAAGCACCAAGTGCTACCACCTGGGGATTGGTGGTCGATCTGGCTGATGCTCGCTGGCCGCGGTGCTGGCAAGACCCGGACTGCCGCGGAGCAGATCGGCTGGTGGGCCTGGGAGATGCCCGGCACCCGCTGGCTGGTGGCCGCCCCGACCTCGAGCGACGTCAGATCAACGTGCTTTGAGGGCGACAGCGGGCTGATGACCGTGATCCCGTCGGCCCTGATCGCAGACTACAACAAGGCCCTCCATGAGCTGAAGCTGATCAACGGGAGCCTGATCAAGGGCATCCCGGCGTCCGAGCCTGAGCGGTTCCGCGGGCCGCAGTTCCACGGGGCTTGGTGCGACGAGCTTGCGGCTTGGGACTATCTTCAGGAGGCATGGGATCAGATCCAGTTCGGTGTCCGCCTGGGCACCCACACCAAGATCATCTGCACCACCACGCCCAAGCCCAAGGACTTGATAGTCGAGCTGGTGGGCCGCGAGGGCGATGACGTTGTCCTGACCACCGCATCGACCTACGCCAACCTTGCGAACCTGTCGGACAACTTCAGGAAGCAGATCCTTCAATATGAGGGGACGACGCTCGGCCGCCAGGAAATCTACGCCGAGATCATCGACCCCGAGGAGGGCGGCATCGTCAGCCGGGACATGTTCAAGCTCTGGCCGGCCGGCAAGGCTTTCCCCAGGTTTGAGTACATCATCCAGTCCTACGATGTGGCCACGTCCGAGAAGGCGCAGAACGACCCGACGGCCTGCATCACGTTCGGCGTGTTCAAGCCCCTGGACGGCCCGATGAGCGCGATGGTGATCGACTGCTGGCAGGAGCGCATGCAGTACCCGGACCTGCGGCCCAAGGTCATCGAGGAGTACGAGACGATCTTCGGCGAGGGCAAGGATCGCAAGCGGGTGGATCTGCTGCTGATCGAGGACAAGAGCGCCGGCATCAGCCTGATCCAAGACCTCCAGCGGGCGCACCTGCCCGTCCGCGCCTACAACCCAGGCCGCGCAGACAAGATGCAGCGGCTGAACATCGTCTCGAACATCATCTCCCGTGGCCGGGTCTGGATACCGGAGTCGGACGCCAGGAAGGGCTACGTCAAGGACTGGGCCGAGGGGTTCGTCAGCCAGATCTGCTCGTTCCCCGAGACTACCCACGACGACTTCGTGGACGCCTGCACCCAGGCCCTGCGATATCTGCGGGACGCCGGCTGGCTCGAGATCGACCCTCCGCCTCGGGATGACTGGGACGATGAGGACTACGCCGACACCGGCAGGCAGCGCAGGGTTAACCCTTATGCAGTCTAAAGATATGAACAAGGCCTGGACGATCACGCCAAACGCGGTCAGTTGTGCAAAGTCAACGGTGTGTCAGAACCGGCTCGAGTTGCTGGTTGATCCGGGCATGCGGTCGGAGTCAATGGCGAAGTGGGCGCACGCTGCGGTTGATCAATGGCTGGCCTCGAGGGTGGACTTGACAAGCCCCGACGTTTATGATGTAGGCACTGTGAAGGGGTCCGAGCATGGCTAAAACCGGGGCGATTGCGAAACTGACGGCGATGGCCAAGGAGCGCCAGTACGCTGGTGGCGGCATTGCCAAGCTGGCCCAGTCTGGTGCTATGGACAAGTTGGCCAAGCTTCTCAAAGGCACGCAGAAAACCCTGCCGGTAGCAGAGCGCAAGGCCAACCTTGACAAGATGCTTGAAGGCAGCGCGGTCAAAGATCGGTTGTATCACGGCACTGGCGATGACATAACCGAATTTCGACCGTCAAGAATTGGGGCAATGGGGCCGGGCACATATTTGACCAAAAGGCCAGAAGTTGCATCCGGATATTCAGATGTGACAACAAGGCGTGGAAGCGCCAATCAACCAAACGTTCTTCCTGTTTACGCTCAAATAAAAAAACCGTTTAATATAAGCAACGTCAACAAATCCAGCGAAGAGTTTTTCAAGCATTTTGATCCTAGTGGCAAGTTGACAGATGATGAGGTCATTGAGCTTGTCAAGAAGGCTGGTTATGATGCGATCCATGCGCTTGAGGACGGTGAGATCAATGTGCTTGATCCCCGCAAGATCAAATCTGCCATCGGCAACCGCGGCACCTACGACACCAGCAATCCGGAGTTGAACAAGGCCAAGGGTGGCGAAGTCCACATGAAGAAGGGCGGCGAACCGGTTGATCCGCGCTTCCGGACCGCTGGCGGTGACCCGCTCAATGAGTTCGTACCCCCGCGCTACCGCAGTGCTGGCCGCCGCCCGGAGTCGCAGCAAGACCGCGAGGCATCGGCCAACATCCCGGTGGCTGTTGCCCGCGGTCTGGTGTCCGGCACTTTGGGTTTGCCGGCAGACTTACTGAACCTGCCCGGTGCTATTTATTCCGGTGTCACCGGCAAAGAATCCTACGAGTTGCCGTTCGGTTCCGAATACATTGAGAAGCGCCTGCCCTTCC